CTTCGGTAGTGTCTATTGTACACTCCTCTTTTATTAGTTCCATCAACATTTGTTGTGTAGTTTGTTCTTCTGTCATTTCTTTTGTTATTGTTATTGTTTTTTATTCTCCACAAATAGAGTATATATCGCAACTATCTCCAAAAAGATTTGTTTGATATTCTGTTTGTGTGTGTTTGTCTAAAGGGTTTTTTTTAATTTTTTTTAATTGTTCTATTAATTCTTCTGTGCTTCTACCATTTCTAAAAAAAGTATATTTACCACAACCATATTTACTCTCCATTTGTTTGTTAAAATTAAAATATTCTGGATTGTCTTTGTAAATTTTTGCTAAAACTTTGTCTGACTTTTTCCAACAAGTTCTACAATTAGTTTTATAGCTTTCTAAATTAAGTCTAAAATTTTGTTTAGACCACCAAGAAGAAATTTCTTGTTTAGTTGTCGGTTTCATTTCAACAAGTGGGTAAACAAGTTTTAGTTTTTTTCTGTTTTTATTTACTCTATCAATCTCATCAACCCTTATACCTATTGCTGTTTCGTAATTATTCCAGCCTAAACTTTTAACATAACTTCTTATAGGATTTAGTTTCATTTCTCTATTACAATGTAAAAAATTTTGGTTTGGTATTCCATACTTATCAATTACATCAATAAAAGGCTCTCTGTTTCTACTTGCGTTTTTAAAATTAACTATTTTATGAGTTGATGCTTTCCTCTCATCTTTATGTACAACAGCTTCTACCCATACTATTTGAATACCCCAGTTCACAGAACATTCATTTACAAACTCAAGAGTTCTTTCCTCTTCATCTCCAGTATTAGCAAAAACAAATATCATATTGTACTCTTTAGATTTATTATCTAAAAGCCATTTTGCTAAATATGCTGAAGTTTCTCCACCGCTAAAACTAACCAATAAGTTTCTCATTTCTGTAAAGGTATAAAAAAAAGGGGGTTAAAAAACCCCCCTTTAATTAAAATGGTAAATCTGCTTTTTCAGTAGCTGCTGTTACTGGCTCAGCTTGTGGCTCTCTTTCTGCCAAGACAATGTTATTGTCAGTCCATAGGACTTTACCGTTGCCTAAGTATTGGCGTTGCTTCTTAGCCTCTCTTTCTTCTTTTGACTGTGCCACATATACGCTGGTGTTGTTTCCGTATCGTGTTTCATCGTTTACAGCCATTGTAAGGTTGATATATACGTTTCCGTCCTTTCCCGCTACAAATTTCTCTTTAGGAAGCTTAGCGATATTTAAATTAAAGTTTATTAATGCACTCATAGTTTATTTATTTATTATTTATGTTTATTTATGTTTATTTATGTTTATAAGGTTTTGTATTCTGTTTTGGGTTTTTTAAAACTTTCGCTTTCATCTTCGCCAAACACTCCCAACTCATAAAAGCCAGTAAGTTTAAGGACTGCTCTACTCATAGCACGTTTCTCAGCCATTTCAGCGACATAAAACGAGTTTGTGTTTCCGTCTTTATAGTTCTCGCCTTTTAATGCAGAACCAAAAGTTTCAATGCTTTTACCATCCTTACTGGCAAGTGCTTTAAATACTGCATAGGTAGGCTCACACCTAATCACTTCATAGTTTACTACCATTTGCTCTAAGGCTTGTATCTTGTCAATACCTTGCCTTGTGATAATCGTGTAGTGCTGGTGTTTGAAAAAGTCTGATTTGTCTAAATTATATTTCTCGTAAAGTTCTTTTAGTTTATCTCTGTTCATTGTTCTATGTTTAAATGTTCTGTTTCTATTATTTGTTCTAAGTATTGTATTCTTCTTTCTAAGGCTTCTATCCTTGCATTTAAATAGTCTATCGTTGTTGGGGTCGCTGCTCGTTTAACATCTTCGTAATGTGTCATCTTACAAATCTTTAAACATTACAAAAGGGTTATCTACCCCTATAACAAATTTAATATCCAAAACAGTACTGTATTTAAGATTGTGTATTAAACTTTCTTGTTCTAAATCGTTTGAAATAGATGCAATAATATCTGGATATTTAAGGTTTACTCTTCCAAGTTCTTCAGAGTATTCTGGCTTAAGCCTATCAAGTAATGAAATCATTTTATATGTCATAATCTTTGTTTTTAGTTTCCCCAAAGTTATTAAAAAAAAGTTAATAAACAAAATGTAAACACTTAAACAACAAAAAAACCACCTTTAGAAAGGTGGCTTAATTGGGCTGGTTAGCCGAAAAAAACAAAAACATATAGAATATACAAACAAAGATAACCAATATATACTTAACCTAAAAGTTTTGCTTCTTTTTTATTTCATTTAATTTGTGGTTAAATTCTTCAAATATATCTTGCCAATCTGCATCTGTAAACTTTACCATACTTCTTGAGGTCTGTAATAGTTCTTGTGATAGTTCTTGCCCCAAAGCTATGCTGTATTCATACTGCCTACCATACTCAAACCTATTACACTTTCTGCATTGTGCGTGTACGTTCCTTTCGTCATACCTTGTGATTAAATACTTTCTACTTATAAAGTGTCCAGCATCACTTTCAGAAAAATGTATCGTTTTACCACAGCTTACACACCCACAATAACCAGTATTGTTATCTGCATCCCTACGTCTTATGTATTCGTGGAATACTTTATCTATCTTATTCTTCCAATATTTTTGTGTTTTTTTTGGCATTTTTCTAAATTAGAATAGACCCCAGAAGTCATTATTTTATTATAACTTTTTTTAGTATTTTATGTTTCCCTTTGTTTATCTGTTTATGTTTCCCTAAATATATATCTATTTAAGCATACAATAATTTTATAATAAATGGCTCAAAGTTATTAATTAATTTTTAGAAAAAAAAATAGTAAATTAATTTTAGTTTACTTTTTCCAGTTCTTAGTTATTTTTTCAGCAGAACGCATACCAAAATAACCACCGTAAACAAGTAGTAATAATGAAGATAGTAGGTCAATCCAATTAGGGTCTATTTTAAAGCCTTGTAGTGAACTATCTAATATTATGTATATAAATAGTGTAAGAGTTAAAAAGGCAAGTGTAAGGGGTCTTATATTGCGTGTAAGGTAGCTGTCTGTACTGTTGTCGCTTACCCATCGCTTTGTGGTTTCTTGTATCTCTTTGTTTTGTTGTTCGTGTATTAATTGCTGAAGTTTTATCTTGTCCTCTATCGATATGTCAGCCTTTGTAATTTCTTTAATCGCTTCGCCTGGAGATATAACACCCTCAAGCACATTACCAAGTGCTGGATTTATAACCTTTGCAGCACCAAGTAAAAGCTTTCCTACGGTTGTATCTTTAAATTTTTTTTTAGGCATTGTTATCTTTTCTATAATCCCATCGTGCTTCTGTGCCTCTTATGTCTATGTGGGTAAAAGTGTCATACTTGCCCAAGCCACCACATTTTATAAAGCCACCTTGTTGTAATTTGTCAAGTGCAATAGCAACTTCGTCTGGTGTTAGGTTTTTTACAACTATGTCCGCTGCCTTACCTTGCAAGTGTTGTGATTTTAATGTACCACCATTAATACCATTCCAAGCCTCACATCTGTAAGCACTATTTATTGTTATAGGCTCTTGTAATTCATCTCTAACAATTTGTAGGTTTTCTGCAAGTTCTTTAATGTTTCTATACACATCATCTGGCATCCTACAATAACAACCCTCAAGGTTGCCTTTGCACTCAAATTCTTTTAGCTTAAAGTTCTTTGTCAGTTTCATTCTTTTTCTTGTAAGTTGCGTATATCTTTTGCAACGTATAAACAATAGAAGCCAAAAGAAGTATAATCTTTAAACTATTCTCAACAGCAGTAAAACTAACACCTAAAGTGATTATGTTAAATATGTACAATTTGATATCCTCTAAACTCATTTTACATTTTGTTTTCTTGATAGTTCACACCGTAAAAGCTGTGTACTCCGTTACCATCTATATTGCCAACAGCAGCAGACTTCCAACCGTAAGGATGCTCTGCTACAATAACATTACCATCTTCATCAACAGTATCTTCTAATCTCCACATAACGTCTAAGTGGTATTTGTCGCTCAATACTGGTGCTTTGGTTTCGTTGCCCTCTTCGTCGTATTCGCCTTGCTCTAAAACAATATGTCCTAATTTTACAATAGCGTGTCTGTGTGTTGGGTATTCGTTACCATCTTCGTCTGTATCTACTCCTAAGGCTTTAATTTTAGCTTCAGCAGCCTTTTGGTCTTTAAATTCGTATTTTCCTATTTTCATAATTATGTTGTTAAAGCTGTTAGTTCTTCGTCTGTTAGTGCTTCTTTAAATACTGCAACGGATTTAACTTTTCCGCAAAAAAGATTTGTACCATTATTTTGTTGTAAATTTAATACATTTAAAACATCAGATGAAATAGTAAAAGTATTTGTTGATGTATTTGTCTCTACTCCATTAAACCAAAGTGCAATATCTCCCGATTTCCACTTATAAGCGACTTTTAAAGTATCTGAAAAAGTAACCCCATTTGGAAAATTACTTTCTATCAATGATATATTGCCCTTTGTTGTACCACCAATTTTTAAAAAGCAATTAATTTTTGATGTAACTTTGTCAAACCTCATAATAACCCTATTATCATTGCTGCCATCTGAAATTTCTATTTGATTTCTTTTTGTATCGTCATCAAAAACAAATGCTTCCGCATACAAAACCCCCTCTGTTGAGTTTATTAAATCGCTTGAACCTGAATTGTTGCAAACGTCTGCATCTCTTGTTACGGTGCTTCCGCTTGTTGGTATGTAGGAAGTTGCGTAAGATAAGGCTTCTTCTTGCGGTTGACAGACTATAATAGAAAAGCCACCGCTTGAAGTACCCTCTGACGGTCTTAACTTTAAACTGAATGCTTCATTGTTGGTTTTTGTTCCCGATAATTTATATCTAACAAACTTTGTTGTGTCAACATTAATTAAACTTTTTAAACCTGACGAGCATCTTAATTGTAATGTTTTTGACCCGCTTTCAACAAGCTTTATGTATACACTACCACTAACAGAACCCGAAGAAATTGAAGATGTTGTTTGACCGAAAGCTAAAGTTACATTTTCGGCATCTGATGGGAAGTCAATTTGAATTGCATTTGTACCGCCAAACATATCTGTTTTGCCAGTTGTTATAGTTCCTGAACTACCGCTTCCAAACTCTGTATAAGTCCAAGTTGATGTAATTTCAGAATTTTCTAATACGTTAGTAGACTGCGGTTCTAACAACAAACTCCCAGTTCCATCTGTATAATCTATTCTTGGTAAGTCTGTGTCGTCTGTTATTTCTATTACTGATATGTTGTCTATTGAGCCTACGAAATTAGCATCTGCTGTAAAATCAACATATCTTGAACCAGCACTACTAACAGCTATAACGCTGTAAGTTCCAATAGAATTTATCCCAGTTAAATCTGCTTGACCAGTTCCAGTTATACTTGCAGCTAAATTTCCAGCAGAATAATCAACAACATCAAAACTTAATCTCACTTTTGGGTTTCCACTAAAATCAAATGTTGATGACTGAAGATTAGAATTGCTTGATTGTGTCCCATCACAAATTGCCACACCATCTCCCATAGACCACCCTGTACCAAATGTCCAATTCTGTCCGACCTCTTTGACTGATACGTTGTCTATTGAGAAAGAAGCTGTAAAACCACTTTTTACTTGAAATTGCACTCTGTCAAGCGTTCCAACACCATAAAAAGTATAGCTGCCATTACCAGTGATGTTTTCTCTAAAAGGATATCTTAATTCTGCATCTCCACTAAAATCTGTAACATCAAAAGTAACTTTTAAGTTTTTAGTATTTAAGCCGCTTATAAGTTGATATATCTGATAAGTTGGGTCTAAACCATCTACTAAAATAGCTTTACCACCACTAATAGACCAACCATTTCCAAGCGTCCAATCACTATCAGTAGCAAAATCGCCATTAGTAACAAGTTCACTTCCTATCTGCTCAAAATCTCCGTTTTGTACCAACTCCCCACTTAATATCTGTACATCTTCTATAAGACCTTGTTCGTTTACTCTTGTGGCTGTTGTGCCTCTTGTAAAGTCAAAGTCTGCGTCTGTTACTTCTTTTACTGATAAAGTTATTGTTGCTGAATTTGTTGCTCTACCAAAAATTCTTAAAGATTGTCCGTTTGATGTAAAGACTTCACTATGTGTTCCGTTAGCATCAAAACGAGCATTAATACTGACGTTTCCTTGCGTTGACAAACCCAAAGTTTCTGAACCCGAATAATTGGATATCTCTAAAGTTAAAGAATATTTTTTACCACTAATCAATGTGCTTTGAGTAGAATTAACATTAAAGTACCTTGTTCCAGCCGCACCAGTTAAAAAAGTTACACTATTAGTTGTTATATTTGACCATTGCGATGGTTGTTCAGCAGTTCCTTGAGTTAGGTCAATTAATTCACTACCAAAAGTTTTAACTGGCTTAACACTATGTAAAGAGCCATTATCGTAAGCTGTTGGTGTTAGTAATATACTTGGCTTAGGGTTTATAGCAGCCATTAGCTTGTCTGTTTCGTTGCTATTCTCGTAATTGTCTGAACGTACAAACATTTCGTTAGTCGCATCAAACTTCTCGTAAACATCGCCCCAAGCAATATCGTTTACTGCATTACCCCAATTACTTCTATGATATATTTCGTTTGCCATATTATGTCGTTAATTTTTTTAATTCTGCATCTGTTAATTCTGTATCGTACAACCTAAATTCTTTTATAGGGTTTCTTGAGCCAGTATCACTAACAAGTCTTAAAGTGCCTAAAAGCACATCGTTGTAATCCCAAGTAACTGTGTCAGATGTTGTAACGCTTACAGCACTTAAACCATCAAAAGAATATTTATAGTCTGTTTCGTTTTGAAAGCACACAGCAAACTTAAAAGGCGTACCAACAGCTAAAGTGTGTGATATTGTGTCTGCATCGTTTGTATCTGCATCTCTTCTCTTTATCTTTAAATCAGTTGTGCTTGTTAATTCCAAAGACAAATAGTAACTTCCAGATGTATCTACATTTTGCAACAAAGAAAAAGCGTGGCTATCAGAAGATAATTCGTTTGGCAACACCTCTCCATAAACTGTAATAGGGTAGTTAGATGGCATAGAACCAAAGTTGTCAAGTTTACAGTCATCTGCGTTTCGTGTGGCGGTGCTTCCGTTTGTTGGTATGTACGAAGTTGCAAATGATTGTTCTTCTACTTGTGCGCCAAATAATAACAAACTTGCAGTATTACTTGAATTGTGTCCAAATAAACCTAATCTAAAATTGTTTGTTGTATTGCTTCTTGTTCCGTTTACAGAAAATCTTTGCCATTGACTTGTTACTGTGATTATTTGAATACTTGTACCTCTATTATATATGACTACTTGGTAATCATTACCATCACTTGATTTTAAATAAATTGATGTATCTAAAGTGTGTGGGTTTGAAAAACCACTTAAACTATAATCTAATAAAGAATAGTCAGACTGTTCAGTTCCTCCGTTTAAATCAAAAACAACTTTATCTGCATTTAAACTTCCATCTGGACTTGTACCTTGATTTGATGTAACTACTGGATTTATACCAGAGCCACTTATAAGGTTACTCCAGCCAGTTGTAAAATCCTCTGAATACGTTATAAGATTAGTTGACTGCGGCTCTAAAAGTAAATTAGGGCAATTAGAGTTAAACCAATCAAGTCTTGGTATGTCTACTGCAACCTCTTCAATAAGTCCATCCTTACGTACTCGTGTGGCTACTGTATCCCTATCAAAAGTAAAATCCCCACTACCATCACTTGGTAATACAGAGTAAACCTTTGTGGCTTTTTGTCCGCTTGGTATTAATGCTAACTTTGGATTACTCATTCTTTTTGTTTTTTATCTCTTCCTTTTTCAAGGTTTCAATAATATATTTTTTTAGTTTACTAAGGTTTGTTTGTTTTACCTTATATCTCATAGTACCCAGCCTTTATAAGTTGTGTCTGTGTCTGGGTCAATATCCTCGTTTGTGTTACTGTTGTACTCTGGAAACAAGTTATCGTTGAAACTAAGGTAATCTACTAACCTTGTAGAATAGTAGTTAGCGTATTCTCTTGCCTTTGCTACTAAATAATCTACTTCGTTTTTATCTACGTTCTGTGCTGTTTCGCTTGTGTGCTTAAACACCCCACCGTTTTTTATTTGATATGCAGCAAAAGGTATGTAATTCATTTGTGCAAACCATATTAAAGTAGGCTGTACGTAAGTATTTACTAAACTTAAATAATTACCAGCTAAAGAACCAGCAACAATATCAGCACTTATCTTATTGTAAAGGTCTGTGCCTAACAAATTTTGTATGTCTATTTGTTGTGCTATCTTAATAAATTGTATAAACTTATCTGTGTCTACATTACCATCAATGATAGAGTTTTTTACTAAGTCCGTTCTGTTTATAAATAGTGCTGTTGCCATTAGTTCTTAAATCCTATTTTGTTCCAATATTCAGCAGTATAACCTTTATACTTCATATCCTTTGGTGCTACTGGTACTTTCTGTGCGTTTGCTTCTGGTTTAAAACCTCTTTTACGAGCCTCTGTTGTAGTAATTGCATCGCCTAACCCCTTAGCACCATCTTTGCGTACATACGTCTTTCTGAGCCATTTGTGTTGGCATCTTGCACCACCCTTGTACAACCAGATTGAGTAAGTATCGCTGCCACCCTTACCAAAACCAGCATTAACTACTTTTGTATCCATAGAGATAATATCTTCCTTACGGTAAACCTTTTTAGCATCAACCATTTTTTTACAGAAAGGTCTTGAGTTTGCGCTGTATCTTTGTGGAGAATACATATACCTAACTAAAAAAGTATTACCCTCTTCTGCTTCTTGTTTGCTTTCTCCATCTTGTTCGCTTTCTCTAAAAGGCTTTGCGCTACCAGTACTTACAAACTCCCAGATTTTAGCAAGTGTGCTTTTTTCCTTAGGTTTATTAAGGTCTGTAATAACCTCGTCTAAGCCATCTTCTTCGTCATAGTTTACTTCTCGTTCATCCATTACGTCAAAGTCGCTTAAAAGGTCTGCTTCGTCTTGTCCTAAGTCTATTAAGGCATCTGCTATATCGCTACCTAACTCTTTTGGTAAGTCTTTGGCTAACTTTACGCCAGTTTCTTCTTCTCTTGTTTCTTCATCTTCTACGTTTTCAAGGTCTGTAAACTCAAGTGGTTGTAGGGTCTTAAAATATAGTTTTAAAGAGATATTATTGTAAGCAAGTATGCTATCAAAGGCATCTATTAAAAGGTGCTGAAATGGTCTAATAACGGTGTTATCCATAAGCACAGAAGCGGTTTGTAACTCGTCTGCGTTATTACCTAAACCAGTACTGTCTTTTATTCCTAAAAGCATAGGAGAAACAACTCGGTGTGCTACCATTATCTTCTTGCCACTCTCATCACTTAAAAACTGGTATTGGTTATGTGCATCGCTTAACTGTATTGGCTCTATTGTAGCTTGGCTCTCTGCGTTATCATTAAAGGCGAGTATAAACTTACCAGCATTGCTTGAGCCACTAAATTTAGAGTAAATACGGTTTTCTAAGTTTTGGCGTTCCTCTGCGTTTGGTGTACCGTTGTTAAAGTTAATTAACATTGATGGTGCTAAACCATTAAGGATGTTGTTTAAGTGGTAGTTAGATATTTCTTCTTCCAACTCTGCATATTGTAAGCCACCTTGATAGTCAGGACTGGAATAGTACTTATAACCAGCTCTGTAAGGCTTAACGTAAATAATCTCAATACTTTCGTTTGATGTGTTAAAAGCTGGTATGCGTTTTAGTTCTGTTCTTGGTTTTACATTACTCCAGTCATCACTATAATAGTAGCCAGTTATTTCGCCTTTCTCGTTACACTTCTCTGCTCTTAAATTCTCTACTGGGATGTGTTCTACTTGCGCTATTGTCTTTCTGTCCTTTGAGTAAATAACTTGTATTGAGCATTGACCCATAAGCTTTAAATCGTAACACAACTTGCGCACACAATCCTTTTTAAATAAAGTAATCATTTTAGCGTAAGCCTCTGGCTTTTTGTTGCTGTCTAAAGCATCTAAGCCTTTACCGTAAATCATTTGACTAACACCATTAATAATAGCGTTATTTGTAGGACTTCCATTGTATCGGTCTATTAAGTAACCAAAGTAATTATTATCACTACCATAAGCTACCCATTGTTTGTTAGACTTCTCTACAATCTCTGGACTTGTGTAGGTGCTTAAATTAACTATTCTTAAATCGTTCATAAAATAATATAATCGTTATCAAAACTATTCTCTGTGGTGTATTCTCCATCATTAACAGAGTAGTAATCGTTGTTAGCTTGGTTTATAGTCTGGTCAGTACAAAAAACCCTATCTCGGTACACTAAAACACCTTGCACAGATACTTCTAAAGAATAAAAATCGCCCTCTGTAAGCGTTCCAAATTGTGCTGTAAAGGTCATATAATTACCACTTGTTGATGCAAAAGCTGTAACTGTTACAGAAGTACCAGTACTTTCGCTTGTAAGTTTTAAAAATACTGAACCGCTATAAAAACTTCTTGGTATTATACTTAAAGCCTTAGCACCGCTTGTTGTTATAATCTTCATACTAATATATAAACAAAACTATTTTATTTTGTATAAAAAAAACCCCCACATTTCTGAGGGGGTGTTAAAGGTGTTTTAAATTTCAATACCTATATTTATTTTTATTAAGTCATCTAACAAATTTTTTGGCATTTTAAATTTTTCAAGCACTTTACTTGTATATCCTTTAGTTTCCTCAAATTTTTCTTGTTTTGTTTTTTCAATCATAATTCTTATTTTTTGTTTTACATTTCAAATATACAAAACATTTATTGTTATAAACAAATAATTAACAAGTTTTTTTTAATTTTTTTTATTTCTTATCTGTTGAGCATAAAAAAAGCCTCTCTAAAAAGAAAGGCTAATTTTAAACATAAACAAACTACTATGCTGGTGTGATAGAAGTTGTAGCACTTACGTCTGGTGCAGTAGCAAAGAAAGGTGGGAACACCTCAGTTGCAACAGCAGTAATCGTAAAGCCTTGTAAATCTCCAGGTGCAGCACCCGTTACAATAGTTCCACCAGTAATCTCAGCACCGTTATCTTTACCTAAAAGTAAATACTTAGTAGTACCAGCACCATCTGGGTATAATTCTACTACATAGTGCGCACGACCTCTATTTAAGAGTTTAATCTCTTCTTGTGTCGCTACGTCTAAGTTTTGGAAAGTAACATTTAAAGTACTTTCGTAAAAAGTAGTTCCGTTTTCTCTACTTG